GCATTTTTGCCCCGGGTGATACCGGGTACTGATCACTAGATAGCTCTTTTAAGAGTGAAGCCTAGAGAACTACATTCTGTAATCAACAGATACGACCTGGTGAGGTCTATTATAATACACAAATGGTTTCTGTGCCATGGAATTTCCAAATACAGACGACGCGATGTTGTTTCGTTAACGCAATATATGTACTTCGCAGAGGATTCGCGTTTCCTCAGCGGCAAATACACAGTAGTGCTGTGCGCGTAACCATAATGGGTTACAACACGCCGTTTTAGTACTGAATTTATTTGAAGAATACAAGAACTTATACCCAGGCTTGCGGCTAAAACCGTTTGGGTATTCCTCATATTATGGGTGCGCTGACCCTAATGAGGAGAGTGATGTACGACTTGGAGCAGTATTGCAATCATTTGATTGTATGAGACTGTATTCTGACAATATTGGAAGACTAATTTATCCGGTCTAAGATTGAACCCTCCCACATGTTCGATGGGAGTGGCGACTTAGATGCGTGGCTTGTTTAACTGGTGCGAAAGCTTGAGCACCGACCTTTCGAGCAAAGATTATAGAACGAAAAATGGCGCCTGAGGTTTGGGTTAACAACCCCCCAGGCATCAATAAAGCATGAAGTCTCTGAAAGCCAAACTTTGAATCAGATTTCACTCTCTCTTCTCCAAGAGAGAGCTACCTTTATTTCCCGTCAAAACATTGACTCTGTTAAAGAGTCCTGTCATGACTATTCTTTGAAATTGAAAGATTTCTTGAGCGAAATTGCTCCTGGTTTTGAACTACCGGAACAATTCGCTTTCTTGAAGGAGCAAACTATAGCTTCTCTGAACATTCTACTCGGTCTAGTGAAAGATTTATATGCTGTCACTAAAGACCACCTTGCCGACATTGGATCGGCTCTCATCCATGTTATCAATTTTTACATTGGAACACGGAATTCTACCAACTGGACGGATGTGTCCATTGGTTTTGTGTCGTTGTGTTTGTCCTTATTCAAATTGGATACCATTAAAGATTCAGCTAAGTACGTTCAGCAAATCGTTGGTGTCTTTGTGGACAAGCTTCGAACTTATTTTGTGAAGGGCGAATCTGCCGAGAAGGAGATTCGTTCGTTTTGGTCGGACATGACTGTTTCCAATCCTAGAACATTGTTCGGGATTGTGCATTCGTGTTCGGGGATATTGACATCTGTCATTTGCCTAAAGAACTTTGTGCAAAAGTCCTACGCAGATGGAGATATCATTAATTTGATCACCCAGATCACTTCCGGAATCCTTAAGATTGGATCCGAATTTCGTCAACATGCTGAGAGTATTACTCTTTTGTTGGCACGTATTTATGATTGGGTATGTATCAATTCTGGAGCCCTGATGGCATTGAGGTTTGACGAGATCATTTGGGAACTACCCAAGGATCAAGTTTTCGAATCACGTTATGTTGAAATGTCAAATACTATGGCTTCACTGATGGAGGATCCCCTCTATCTTGAGAGCAACAATCTTACCTTTGAAATGGTTCGTGACAAACTGAATAAGTTGCGGGCTTCGGGTGAGACAGAGCTCAACAAAAATCCTGTACCTTCAGTCAGAGCGGCGCTCACGCGCTATATGACAAACATTGACGGGTACATTCGATTTGTAGAAAACAAATTGAACCCTGACAATACCAAACCTCAACCTATGGCAGTGACTCTTGTGGGCCCAGCTGGTTGCGGTAAATCATCAGCTGCCACCAAGATTGGTATGATGATGCAAGTGATTGCCGGGCGAGTTCCTGATCAGAGTCTCCTTCACAACCGTGGAGGAGACCCAAAATTTGAGGAAAACATCACAAGTAGTACCGATGTGATCATCTTTGATGATTATGCAAATGATCAATCTACCAAGATGGCTACGAAGGATGTGCTTGATATTGTGAACACCTCTAAGGAGGTTATTCCTAAATCTCGTGCAGATGAGAAAGGAGTTCACAAGTACAACAACATTGGAACGATATTCACTACAAATGATCCTCAGTTAGGCATGAACAACTTCCGCACTGCTAGTGTTGATAGCTTGTTACGTCGAATGGGCATTGTTATTACATTAGGGATCAAATCAGAATATTGTGTTCCTGGGACTGAAAGGTTGGATGTCAATCACCCTGCAGTTTCCGATGAAGTCTTCAACACTGATGTGTATGAAGTAAGGATTCAAATGCCGAGAGGCACTATCAGTACCCCTGGTGGTGTCAGTGTTCAGTATTCAGATGTCGATATTGAACGCCATGAAGGAAATTCTGAATGGCGTGATGGCATCTTGACTGTACAAAAGTTGCTAGTTGAGCAATGGGGGAATAGTGTTGCTCGCCATGTCAAGAGCAAGAGTCAAGAGAATTTGTGTTCATCTTGTTCTTTACCACATGACGTTTGCACCTGTTCAGTGATTAAGGCAGAATCTATCACTAGGGAACGTTTCATTTCTATGTTCTATGAACGTCCCATTGTGAGCGCGAAGGAACGCCTTTTCGCTCTTGACAACTATGTTGTCGATTTGTCCTCTCGCACAGCTGCGATGTTATCGCTTGCTGTGTATTACAAGAATTGTGCTGGTTACACAAAAACACGATTCGATATGTATAGAGAGCACTGGTGGACTTTGTTCACCTTATTTGCTCTCTGCTCGATTTTCCCTTACGGAGCTCTCTTATTTATTGTAGCGATTGCTGCATATGAGAGAATATACTTTGTGAGGGAGAAGAAGCAACATATTGAGAGGACTATTCGTGCGGGCAATTATATTGCTGAGTCTAATAGGGCTCGCTATGCCGCGTATGGAGTTCTCTTTTCAGCAAGTGCTTTGGCGCTTGCTACCCTATTTCGATCATTATCAACCATCCATAAACTCGTTGGAAAATCCGAAGATAGAGTTGTCTCACAGACGATTTCGGAGGTTGAAAATAGTGATGATCACGATTGCGAAGGTGTGCAATTCGTTGCCGTTAGGCAGAAGACGAATTCCGATGATTTGGGTTACTTTCTTAGCAAACCTCGCCCAGCGCACGAAGCTCGCACCATGTCTAAAGAGCAGGTGTTGGCCGATATTGCAAAGGGTATTGCGGAAGCAACCATAGTCGGAAATGGTGTCAGTTCTGTTGTGAAGACATTACCGATGGGATCTGAACGATTGATCCCTAGACACGCACTCGCTACGAGTGGGAACCAAGACATCATAGTTAGGTACAATGGAGATCAGGGAGCTCAATACAAAAATATTGATATCCCACAGACTCATATCACATCGCTTAAGAAAAAGAGCGGTATCTTCAGTACGAAAGAGCTAGATGCTTCATTAGTGCATTTACCTAACATGCCTCCCGGCAAGAACTTCGCAAAGTATTTGGCAGAGGAAGGAACACTACCGGAACAAGCACCTTGTTCATATATTCATAAGGATTGCGAGACCGGAGAGTGGGTTGAAGTATTGGTGAGAGCGCGTATGCTCGATAACCCGATTCGGTACCAAACTAGTACGGGTGTTCAGACCCAAATGGTTTATGAGTGTGAAGCGTTAAATCATACATCGCAAGATGGAGATTGCGGTCAACCACTGATCTATAACAATACAATCATTGGTATTCACATTGCGGGTACTTCTTCGAACACATGGTACTGCCTTGCTATTGATAAATCCACAGTAGATGCAGCTCGTGAGATCCTGAAGCAAGAATCTAGTATCTTGGTGGCTTCATTGCCGCCTGATGTAGTGTTCAAAAACAATAAGAAGGAACTGTCTATCATTGATGGAGAGACTTCTTATGTGACTGATGTCTTGAAGACTAAGGTTACACCAATTGTTTCCCTGGGAGTCGTAGTTGACTCTGCAAGTAAGCTCTATAAACCAAGAGCCGAAGACTATTACTTCCGTAACGGAAACAACCAAATTGAGGAGGAATTTGGTCCATTGTCATCTAGACCACCAAAGTTTGTAAATGGTGCGGACCAAATTAATACTACTCTTCTCAAATTCAATACCCCCAAGATGGATGTCCCCATTGGTCTCATGGATAAAGCAATGAACGATTATATGTATGGAAACACCTGTACAGGAAGATCGGTTTCACAAATTGCTAGTGACCTAGAGAAGGAAACCCCAGGGTTCTTTTCAGTCCGGCCTTTACAACAGGCCTTGGACGGGGATGGAACAGGAATTGTTCGTGGTATGAACAATCAGACTTCGTCTGGTATCATCTATGGAGGAAGAAAATCACAATGGTTAAAGCTTGGCGAGGATGGTGCCCCATTATGTCCTCGCGTGCTTGACCCGGAAGTTCTCTCAGATATTGAGAAAATCGAGGGACAGTGGAGAAGTGGACAAGGAACATTTGATCCTTTTGTTCGTGCCTCAAAAACTAATGAGGTGTTGCCTTTGGAGAAGGCAATGGAGAAGACGCGTTCTGTGTATGGAAATGATATGGCGTTCTTCATTGCTGCTACTCGTGGCATTATTCCACTTAAACATGTTCTGAGGAATATGAATACCTCAGAATGCTTTGTTGGACTTACCGCTCAGTCTAGTGAGTGGGAAGAGAAGTTGTACAATTATATTACCAAGGATGGAGAGTATACTAACTTCGTTTGCGGTGACTTCTCAGGATATGATACACAACTCCCCAAGGCTCTCTTAGAGAAGGCCGGGGTGATTATTCTCAAGATCTACAAGGAGAATGGTGCATCAGCGTCAGATTTGGAATATCTCCGTGGATTCCTCTCGTCTGTCGTTAGCCCTATCATGTTGTGGGAAGGTCATTTGTTGCAGTTTTGTAGTGGTCAGCCTTCGGGGCAACCACTTACTGTGGAGATGAATTCGATTGTGAATTCATTGTTGGTTCGTATGGCCTTCTACACGATAATGGAAAGGGAATATCCTGAAATCAAGAATCCTGACTTCCGCGAATGGGTTCGTCTTGCTGTTTATGGAGACGATAATGCCATGGGGGTAGATTCTAGAATTCCAAAGTTCAATCATACCAGTATTCAGGCCGTGTTTGCTAGCTGGGGCATCAAATACACCATGGCCGATAAGGGAGCTGATTCTGTTCCCTACCAAACAATCGAGGAGGTATCCTTCTTGAAGAGGAGCTTTCGCTACCATCCACAGTTGGATGCTGTAGTTGCGCCTATTGAGGAGGAATCACTTTCCAAGAAATTTTATTGGTGGACCAAATCTAAGAATACACCGCTCAGTTTCCCAGAGCAGTTCCAAGCGAACTTTGAGTCCCAGTCTCGTGAGGCATACCTTCACGGGGAGGATTATTATGAGGAGTTTGTCAGGAAGTGTGAGAGGATTCGTGCCGCAAGCGAGCACGGAGATGAGAGGTTTGTTCTACCCTGGAACACTATCCAACCGCTTTCTTCTCAAGCGATGCGTGCTAAACTCTATGGCGCTTATCACCCAGAGGAATAAAGTTGGAAACAACACAATTTTGATCGATATTTCTTGGACGTTTGATCGATAACAAACTATATCCAAAGCGGGTACTGATTACGGATACCATGAGGAGTTTTTACATTGCTACTCTGGTACACGCTTGCCTGTGGATTTGCCATCTTTGAATGGCCTCTATTTAGAGGAGGGTGCGCATTCACCCAAAAAATAACACTGGCTACACACAAATTGATCTCTTGGTGTAGTGAAAAAATAAACTGATTGCTAATTTTGAAACTATTTTGAGACCTTTAGCCCGGTATATGGCGATTTTGCGACGTTACCAACACGTCTTTAAACATGTTGGTTGTGTGGCTTCTGTGGCTTTGCTGGCTAAGAAGCAGTATTATATGTTATCAGGAGACATTGAAAATGATTTGTCTCGAGTTACAACCGCAAAGATTGGGTCCCTCAAGGATCCATATTACAGTGTACCAGAACTGTTGAGGAGGCTTAGAAGATATAAAGCTTCCATGTACTGTCGTGTCCTATGTCTGCGCGACTCTAACTTGATCGCAAGATTGAGTGTCGCTATCGACAATTTGGAGACAGATGTTTCCGATGGAGCACTAAGGAAACAACCATTTTGTGTGATGTTGTATGGTTACCCTGGGACGGGTAAATCATCTTTTGCAATTCAAATCGCAAAAACACTTATGACTGACTTGTATGGGGAGTTCAAGACAAGTGACATGGTCACTTTGAACGAGACAGATGAGTACCAGTCTGAGTTTCGC